CGGGAGCGACGGAACTGGCTAGAGATAGTGCGTTGGCGACAGAGGAGGTAAGTGATGGCTGAAGATCCGGTCTTCAGTGGATTCAGCAGTGGAGACGCTGCGAGTACCTTCGCCAACACCATCTCGGGCATCAAGTCCGACATGGAAGCGATCGAGCGCAGCGCCAAGAACATCGAGCGTGCGCTTAGTAAGGCGTCCAAGGCCAACGTCGGAGGCGGAGGCGGGGGTAGCCCCAGCGGCTTCGGTGCCCAGAACGCTGGCGGGAACACCGGGTTCTCCAAGGATCAGGGGATGTCCCTCGGGGAGATCTCCAGCAGTGTCCCCGGCAAGATGCGGGCGCTCGCGTTCGGCGGCGGAGCAATCGCTGGCGGATGGGCGGGGGGCATCGCGACAGCGGGTCTGCCGGATCTGAGGGTGACCCCTCAGCAGGCGGGCAACCGCGAGAAGGCCCGATTCGGTCAGGCGGTCATCTCTGGGGACTTCGGCACGTTCTCGAACATGATGGGCGCGGCCAAGACCGACTTCAACGTCCAGAACGAGAATGCGTTCATGCAGACCGTCGCGCAGGGCGGTCGAATGGGCATGGTCGGCATGATGGGTGGCGGGACCGTAGGTTCCCGCAGGGCCGGAACGGTCATCGGAGGGTACAACTCCCTCGCTACGTTGGCAGGGGTCGATCAGAGTCAGGTCGGCGGGATCATGACCTCCACGATGGAATCAGACCCGTACTACAAGGCTCTGGCCTCGGGAGTTCACACGAGGAACCCCATCACTGGCGAGCCTGTGTCAGCAGCGGACTTGTCGAATCAGTACTACGACAAGAACAAGACGGTCATGGGGAAGTCTGAGGAGGACAGGCTGACTTGGATTGATCGGGAGTACGGCGTCGGTAGCGCAGGGCGTCGTGAGTTGCTGAACACCTACGGCGACGAGGCCACGGTGCAGAGCATCGTCACAGGGATGCGGGTGCGGGCGCAGAACAACGGCGAGTCGTTGACCACGGGGCAACTTGAGGATGCGGCGAAGAATGCCGATCTCCTCGGCACAGACAAGACCCAGATGATGGAGGCCGAGAATCGCCTTGAGGGCGAACGGCTGGAACTGACTGGGGAGTACGTCGACAACGTGACCAAGGGGATGGCGGAGTCCCTCAACAAGGTCGCTGACGCGGTGGAGTTGCTCGCGGAACTTGAAGGCCCCATGCGAGACATCGTGGAGTTCTACATGGAGATGGCGGCGGAACTGGACGCCTTCCAAGAAGAGGTCCCGGGCATGACCAAGAGCCTGACGAACTTCTTCGGCGGTCTGCCCGGCGCCATCCTGTCAGCCCTTGGTCTGAAGTCGCTGCTCGGCGGCGGCGCCTCCAAGATCTTGGGGCCTGCGGCGGCACGTCTGGGCGTGGGTGCTCTAGGTTCTGCCGCCGCCCCTGTCGCTGCTGTCGCCGGTATCGGCCTAGCGGTGGCTGGCGTCGGACTCTTGGGCAAGGAGGCGGTCTACAGGTTCACGGACTACGACGAGCACAAGGGAGAGAACGCGAACAAGGCAATCGCGCGCAACGCGGGCACGAACACGCGGTCCTCTGGGTATGGGTCCTACGCCGAAGGCGACTGGAACGTGGAGAGCGACCAGATCGCCCGCGTCCACCATGGAGAGATGGTCCTGCCCAACCGCGTCGCCTCTGCGGTCCGCGAGGAACTGGCGCTGGGACAGACCTCGGGACCGATCAACAGCCGGACCGCACCCAAGACGGGCGGCGAAGGGACCACCGTCAACATCTACCTGACCGTCCAGCAGGCGTCGGATCAGGAAGCGCTTCGATTCGCCGGTCGGGTCAAGCGGATCATCGATGATGACCGCGAACTCCTGACCATTGGGTCCGGGAAGTTCTGATGCTGCCTACCGTCCCCGGAGGGTCCTACTCCTCTCCCGCTGAGTCCTCCTCCAGCCCGTTCTCCAATGCCAGCGGTCCTGCGGAGTCCTCAGACAACCCCTTCTCTGACTCCTCCTCAGGGACGAGCGGCGACGACATTGACCTCATGGATGCCTCCGGGATGCCGTTCCGGTTCAACCCTCCCCTGCACCCCTCTGCTCGGCACGTCCGCGCGGACTTCGGGGCAGAGAACTACCGAGCCGGTCAGGACGATTCCCTGTACTCGGAGACAAAGATCTCCTTCGGGAAGAAGTCGGCCACGAGGAAGGACGGTTCGTCCACGTTCGAGGATCTCCGCCTTGGTCGGATCGTTCAGGGAGACATGGCCCTGACTGTCGCCATGTTGGAAGCCGATCAGCGGTACGGGATGAGGTTCCTCTACAACCCGACCACCGTCGCTGGCGGACTGAATGTCGGCACGTCCTTCATCCCTACTCAGCAGTCCTCAGGAGCGCATGTTCTTCAGGAGGGCTTGGAGAACATCTCCTTCCAGATTCTGATCAACCGGATCCCTGATGTTCAGGAGAAGGCGAAGCGGGACGAGTACGGAGCCACCTCTATCAGCGCGGAGGACCGGCGTCAGATTCAGGAGCGCGGCACCCACTACGACATCGACTTCCTGTATCGGTGCGCCAACGGGACTCACAACCTGAGGTCGCGGTCCGCGACAGGCGATATCGGGATCCTTCTCCCCAATCCCTGCAACCTGATCCTTGGCCCGTACACGACACGCGGAGCAATCACCGCCTGTCGAGTTGAGGACGAGATGTTCTCCAAGGACATGGTCCCGATCCTGTCCTACGTGAACATCACCTTCACCCGGTTCCTGAGCACGACTCCGGAGGAGACAGAGCGGCTGGAGAACTCAGCAGGTATCAGCCGGGAGGACTCCTCCTCTTCTTCTTCGTCCTCGTCCGGCGCCGAAACTGCAAATCCCGGCAAGAATGCGCTCAAGGGATCTCAGGTCTACCAACTCGCACGGGGAGCGGGGTTCTCCTCCTCGCAGGCGGACACCATGACCCAGATCGCGTACAAGGAATCCGGCTGGAATGCCAGCGCCTACAACGGAAATGCGGGCACGGGGGACAACTCCTACGGACTGTGGCAGATCAACATGCTGGGGAGCATGGGACCCTCACGTCGAAAGCAGTTTGGGTTGAAGTCGAACAGCGACTTGTTCAATCCCGCTACCAACGCCCGCGCCGCCCGAGGGATCTGGAAGTCGCAGGGGTTCGGGGCATGGAGCGTCTACAAGAACGGCTCGTACCGCAACGTCAAGATCGATTGGAGGTGAGGAGTCATGGCAGTCGCTCGTGGTCCTGACCACCTCACTGATCCCTACTCTGGGTTCTTGGGCCCCAAGGGTCCTGATCACCTCTCAGGGACCTATGAGGGGGCCACGGATCCCATCGTGGAGACAAGCACGGAGGAGTCCAGCGCTGACGGCACCCTGATCGACGTAGACATCTCTGGCAAGGAGTTCCGGTACAACCCTCCGATGCACGCCGCGAACCTCGCTGTGCGGGCTGACTACGGTCAGGATTCCGACACCCGAGGCTTCTACGGGATCGGCAACGTCTATGACGAGTCGGGATCTCCTCGTAACTACACGGAGGACTGGGCCGGAAAGAACCTGCAAGACCTGCGCCTTGGCAGGATCGTTCAGCACACGCTCGCTCCGGGGCACACATCGCTGATGAAGTACCGGTGGGGCTTCCGGTTCCTCTACAACCCCACCCAGTTTGCGCTCGCCACCGCAAGGAACTCCTCCTTCATCATTGACGGACGCAGTGAGGCCAATCGAGCGATCTCGGGTGTCAGCCAGAACTACCAGACGATCGAGATGTCCCTCCTTCTCGATCGGGTACCTGACGTGATGGCGGAGGAACTCCGTTCTGATGACTACTCCCCAAGACTGCGGAAGAACGACGAGGACGCTCTTCGGAAGTACGGGACCCACTGGGACCTTGAAGCGCTGTTCAAGGTGTGCAACGGGGAGTGGAACCTGACGGACCGGGGGAAGACCTCGAACATCGGCATCTTGATCCCCAGCAACTCCCGACTCATCGTTGGCAAGGCGGACAACCTCTACGGGTTCGTGGGGAATGTCACGTATCAGGACATCCTCTTCTCCAAGGACATGGTCCCGATTCGCACCGAGGTGAACCTCACCTTCCGGCGTCACCTCGATATGACCACGGATCAGGTGGAGGACTTCACTGGGTTTGGGTCTGTGGACAGCGGGGAGTCTGCCAGAGGTGAGACATTGGACGACCCCTTCACCCATAACGGGTCCGTCGGCAACAACAAGAACGCCCCTGTCCCCGGATACAACAAGGTCACCACCGGCTTCTACGGCTACAGGAACCACAACGGCTGGGACTATGGGACGGGTGGCATCGCCAACAAGCCGGTTCACGCGACCCACAGTGGGAAGGTGACGGCAGTCAAGCACCTGACCACCTCGTACGGGAAGCACGTGATCATCGAGTCAGGCAACCTGAAGATGATCTACGCACACATGCGCTACATCAACACCCGTCTCAGGGTCGGACAGACGATCAGTGCGGGGGACTGGATCGGTCGGGTGGGAACTACTGGCAACTCCACGGGCAACCATCTCCACTACGAGGAGCGCCTGAACGGGAAGGCGCGGATGCCCATCTTCGCGAACAACACTGGGAAGGTCCGATGAGATGATCACCAGCAGATCTCGGTACGTCGATGGACGGATCGTGCCTCAGCCTGATGGCGAGGTCGTGGCCTTCCGGACCTTCCCCAACGTGACGGCGAATCCGATCCTCTACACGTGGTACCAGTCCGACCGTCTGGATCGGGTCGCTGCCCGGTACCTAGGATCTCCGCTGCTCTGGTGGAAGATCATGGACGCCAACCCCCTGATCCAGAACCCGGGCGACATCCGTCCGGGGATGCAGATTCGGATCCCCCGCCGTGTTTAGGCTCTTCCCTGTCAAGGTGTCCTTTCCCCTGACAGGTGTGCCGGACAAGGACGTGACCGTCCTGACCGTCCTCCGCCACGAGTACCAGATGGACGTGGCAAGGCTGTCCCTGCACGTGGACTACACGGAGTTGAACGAGTACGTGACCGCTGGAAGCCCTCTTCGTATCCGCTGGGGATCGGGGACGCGGTTCGATGAGTTTGTGGGATACGTGCACTCCTTCCGCCCAGAGCAGGACGGGATGACGAAGAGCACGGAGATCATCGCCATCTCTGCGGCGTACCCGATGTTCAACGAGTCTGGTCGGACCTACACAGAGGTCGGGATCCACAGCGTCGCCCAGCAGATCGGCGACGACTACCGTTTCCAAGTGGAGACAGACCCCCACCCGTACATCCACGACCAGATCCTCCAGAAGGGCGACTCCGACTGGACGCTGCTCACCCGTCTGGCACAGCAGTGGGGCTACATCGTGCTCGTGGATGGGGTGACCCTCGTGTTCCGTCCCCTGTCTGACGTGCTGAACGAGAACTACCGATTCTCATTCTCTGCTCGGACCAGCGTCGAGGGAACGATCGATCCCGCAGCAAACATCCTCTCGTTCCGGGAGTCCTACTCGGCCACGAGCAGTTCGCCGATCACGGCGACGGGCTTCTATGGAGTGGATCCGATCGACGTTGATCCCGTGGCTCAGCAGGAGGACTCCAGCGGGAATCCGATCTTCTCTGAGATCGATGTGGAGCGATCAGTCACCTCCAATCTGGAGGGCGAACTGAAGACGGACAGCGTTCGAGCAAGCGGCGCCTTCCCCTTCGAGGCCAAGGCCACCTTCCGCGCGGCCTACCGGAAGAAGCCTTTCGACTGCTATCGGATCCACCATGACGGGAAGTCGAAGACGTGGGTGGTCCGCTCGGTCAAGCACGTGGTCACCGGGAACGACTACATCTCGGAGATGATCCTCGGCTCTGATGGTCTGGACCACTCATCGAAGTCTCGGGACTCCCAGTTGGATATCAACACCATGCTCAAGCAGAATCGGAGAGCGAAGCGACCGATCCCAGTGATCATCAACTCGCGCCCTTACTTCGTTGGAGCAGGCGCTAGTGCTGTGGTTCCGGACCAGCGATGGAAGGCTCGGGTCATGACTGTTCCACTGGACGATGCTGAGGAGGTGACGGCATGATCGGAGTGAAGTTCCCCTTCACCATTCAGGGCGGCTCGGTCGCCGTGTCCGACAACTCGTCGGAGATCATCGGGTCTCGGATCGTGTTCTGTCTGGGCACGATGATCGGTGAGCGAATCATGCGCCCGACGTGGGGCGTGGACATCATCAACACCGTCCACTCTGTCGGCGGTGATCTTGACATCGCGATGCGTGAGGCGGTTATCAACGCCTTCCACACTTGGTTCCCGAACTACGAGGTCCGAGAGGTCTCCCTGAGCCGGAACCCTGACAACCCCGCTTACGTCGAGGTCGAGGTCCGGTTCGGCAAGTACGACAGTGATTCTGACGAGATCGTCCGGGTGGGCACTCAACTGCCCGGAGGTACTGAGATCTACACGAACGAGGGATTCTGATGTCCACTGCCCCACTGCTCCCCGTCATCGACTACACGAGCCGTGACTACGAGTCCATCCGTGCCGACCTGATCCGTCTGATCCGGGCGAGGATCCCGTTCTGGACGGCGGACAACCCGTCGGACTTCGGCGTGGCTCTGGTCGAGGCGTTCGCCTACGGCGTGGACGGGCTGCACTACTACTTGGATCGGGTCGCGAACGAGGCGTACCTGTCCACCGCCGTCCAGCGTGAGTCCCTGCACTCGATCGCCGCCATGTTCAACTACACGCCCCGTCGAGCGGTCCCTGCCACCGCTGCACTGGAGTTTCGCAATGCGACTCAGGCGGAGATCATCCTGCCTGCCGGTACGCGGGTGCAGGCAAGCGTCCCCGGCCAGTCCGGAGCGTCCCTCCGGAACTTCGAGACGGTCGAGGACACGATCCTCGCGGCAGGTTCCGCCATCGCAGACTCCACCGTGTCAGATGTCGCGGCACTGGAAGGTCGTACTTATCGGGACGAGACAGTCGGCGTATCCAATGGCTTCGTTGGACAGCAGTTCTTCCTCCCCCGAACCTCAGTCCTGAGTGACACGGTCATCGTGACCACCCAACTCGGAGAGTCCACCCTTGAGTGGACCGAGGTTCCCTCCCTTCAGGCGGATGCGAACCCCACTGATCGTGTGTTCGAGGTGCACCAGCAGACGGATGGGTCCTCCGTCGTCCGCTTCGGGGATGGGCTTCACGGCGTGATCCCGGGGCTCCACGCAGTCGTGCGTGCCACCTACCGGGTGGGAGGAGGTACTGGGGGCAACGTGCCTGCCAACACCATCAACACGATCATCGAGCCTGTCCTCTTCGGCGTCAGCGTCACCAACCCGGACCCGGCCACAGGCGGCCTGAACGCGGAGAGTCTGGACAGCATCCGGATCAACGCTGCTCGTACCTACCGTGCTCGCGACCGGGCGGTGACTCAGTCGGATTACGAGGCAGTAGCCGAGAGTGGGATCCCCGAGGTGGCGAACGCCAAGGCTGTGGGGAACAACGGATCCTCCGTCACCGTCTACATCGCCCCAGTCGATGACGGGACGAAGAAGCCGCCGTTCACTGCGGAACTGGACGACACCGTCACGGCCTACCTCCTGTCCCGGTCCATGGCGGGGGTGACCGTGCAGGTCTTCGGCGCAGCCTTCACGGACATCTACATCGAGATGAACGTGCACTGCTTCCCCACCGCTCATCCGGATGAGGTGGAGGCGTTGGTCAGCCAGCGGTTGGACTACGTCTTCCGCTACCAGAACGTGGACTTCGATCAGACGGTCTCCGCTCAGGCTCTCTACTCGGCACTCTCTGGGATCGAGGGACTGGACTACGTGGAGATCACGGGGCTGAACGTCATCCCTGACTCGGGGACTGTTTCCACGATCCTGATGACGGACATCGCGGTCAACGCGATCCCCTACTTCTTGGCAGCCGACACGCTCACGGCGACCATGTACGGCGGGATTGGCTCCTGATGCCCACCTACTCTGCACTCCCGATGTACGCCTACGACGGTGCTGATCCCCACATCGATCTGGAGAACCCGCGCTTCGTGGTCCATGTTGAGTGGACGTGGCCGGAGGGGGACTGGTCCCACTTCAGCATCGTGCGCAGCACCCGCTCTCCTGCGCGCCGTCGGGAAGAGGGACAGGTGATGATGGAGATCTCTGGGAGGGAGTGGGATCACGAGACCATCGAGCGTCGCCTTCCGGTGTACCGAGACCCCCAGCCGCCCCCGGGAGAGTGGACCTACTACACCGCCTTCGTACTCAACCCGGATCGGGTGTGGGTCAACGCGGGGTCAGTGTTCGAGGTTGGCATCGCGAACTATGACTGGTCTCTACGTCTGCCCGAGTCTTTGCCGGGTGTGGCAATCTCGGAGGCTCAGCAGACAGTTGCTCCGGCGGAGCAGAGCCATGACCTTGTTCAGTTTCTCCAGAACCCCGGTGCGTTCCTCGACCGTGTGGTGACGATGGCGGAGGCCACTCAGTACTTCTGGGACCCCGAAAGGGTCCCCCCGCAGTTGCTTCAGGCGATGACGGAGTCCATCGGGTACCCCTATGACGACTCGTTCGGTATCGGTCGCGGACGGGACACCTTGCGAGCCCTGATGGGCCCACAGCAGGGGTCCGTGCAGTTCATCGAGAACTTCACGAAGGGGGTCATGGGGACCGACACCCGTGTCGTGATGTCGAACAACCACATGCTCGATGCCAACGACTCCTCGTTCGAGGGTGGAGACATCACGGAGACGCACTGGGAGCCCACCACTGGTCTCGAACTCCGGAAGTACGAAAACTGGCTGAGCCCCATCCCCACCCTGCATCCCAATGTCATGCGGGAGTGGTACCTGCACATCGACACGGGGAAGACGCTCCTCTGCGGCGAGGCCGACCCGATCTCCTTCGGAGTTCCTGTCTCAGGATGGACCGAGGCTCGGATGTCCTGCTACGCGCATGACGAGGCTGCCCCCACCGTGACTCTGTCGATGGGCCTGAAGTTGTATGACCAGACCGGGTCGTTCCTTCGGGACGTGGAGATCCTCCCGTCCCAGACCCTGACCTCACAGTGGTCGTGGTACGGGAACGCGGACGACAGCGCGGTGGATCTGGGAGAACCCGGGTTCGCTTACGCAGTGCCGTACCTGACTGTGAGCAATGCTTGTTCCGTAGATCTGATCGTCGTTGATGATGGGTGATGACTGATGGCTGTTGACGTAACTACCGCAACTCGGCTCCGCTATGACGGGGTCGAGACGTACCTCCAGAACGAACTCACTCAGGGTGTGACGACGATTGAGTTCACGTCCACCCTCACCGCTGACGGCGGCGCTCCGATCGACACCCTCGTGGGTGACGAGTACCTCGCTCTGACGGTCCTCGATGCCAACTACCGGCTGATGGAGATCGTCTACCTCACCGCCTATGAGTCTGGGGCTGTCACCGGGACCATCGAACGGGGTGCAGAGGGCACTCTCGATGTGACGCACCCGGCGGACAACAAGGTCGTTCACGCCGCCACGGCGATGGACTACATCCTCGTGCAGGACCACGACACGGACGCCAGTGCACACCCGGAGATCCTTGAGGCGGCGAACGCCTACACCGACTCGGAGTTGGTGTCCCACAACCAGCCAGCCAGCGGAGCACACCCGGAGTTCGCCAAGCGGGCGGGGGACACCTTCACCGGAGACGTGGTCTTCGAGACTGACGTACAGGTGGACGGCACGCTCACCATCTCCGAGGGAGCGTCTCTGGTCGTGAACGGAGATCTTCGCATCGAGGGGGCCGGACGGTTCTTCCTCAACGGTCGCGAGATGATCGCTGGGAACGCTCCTCCCACCTCTCCCTCTGCGAACACCATCTACATCCAGACCTTCGGGTGACCCGACATGCCGCAGAGCATCTATCAGGGTCCTCTCTACATCGGAGAGACGATCCAGAACCTCACCACCCTCGAACCGACGTGGGCGAAGTCTCCGGTGTGGAACTGGGTTGAGGGCAACTGGGTCCAGTTGAACTCGAATCCCGGATTGGATTTCGCACTGCGAAATCTGTCATATGACCGGGTCCTGCTGGAGATCTTCGATCACAAGAACTTCGACTACCTCGACTACACCCTGACGGTGACCGGTCCGGGGGTGTCCGGAACGCCTGTCTCCCTCCCCGATGACACCCAGACGACGTGGATCACAGGTCTCACGGCGAACTCCACCTACACGGTCCTTCTCGTCGCCAACCTGATCAGCGGCGGGACCATCACCAGCGTCCAGACCATCACCACCCCGGAGAATGCCACTCCGGGCGCGGTCACCAACCTGTCCTCCCCAGCGCGTACCAACTCGTGGATCGACCTCGTATGGACGGACCCTTCCGGGGGATCCTCCGCGATCGAGTACCGGGTCTACTACGGCAAGGAGAATGGCCCGGTCATCGGTATCGTAAACGGAGAGCCCGGACAGGGGTGGTCTGCCCGAGTCGTCGGTCTTCAAGAGGACTCCAAGTACTGGTACTACGTCCGAGGGGCCAACAGCAACGGCAAGGAGGGCCCGCCGTCCAACCAGATCCGGTGGACCACCGGACACGGGGAGATCCGCCGTCAGGGCTCCGATTCCAACATCCTCTGGGCTCCGAGGGAGTGGGGATCCTACCGAAACGACATCCAGTGGAGGTGGGCGCGCGAGGGGTACATCAAGGCTCGCAACCCGCACATCTATCAGGGCTACTGGCCCGGCAACAACTGGCACGGACCTTCCAACCCCGCCCAGAACGTCGCCGCTGGAGACACTCGCCGGTACTGGGGTGCCACGGTCTACAAGAAGAGCGTGATCCAAGACGCTCTGGACGCCAAGCACGGTATGGGCGTGGGAGAGGCGATGACCATCTCCAAGATGGCCTTCCGTCGCCTCTACCGGCACACCAACCCCGGGTACGTCGCGGCGCAGGACATGGTCTGGCACCTGACCGAGACCAACCCCTTCAACAGCGCCAAGCCCCCGGTGTACCGACGGTACGAGGGCACGGCGATGAAGGCGGGCCAGAAGATCACCGGGTACACCCTGCCCCCGTCATGGGGCACCTACCTGATCAAGGGTCTGGACGGCGGGACCGTGGTCAACGGACTCGTGCTGTACCGCAAGGACAACCAGACCAACGGATACGGGGCAGCCGGGTATGGTCGGTGGTCTGGGCACCTCCTGAAGGACCCGGACACGACTGGATCGTGGAGGTACAGCGACCTCAGCCTGATGATGGAGGGGTCATGGAGCCTCGTCGTCCGGACCTACGTCGGTCCGGTCCCGTGGTAGAGGAGATGCTATGACCGACACCTATCCCCCGTCGACCCTTCGGGACGTGATCACAGGATCCACAGGGGCCATCGGTCTTGGCCCGTACGGCGACGAGGCGGAGCACAACGGACCTCCTGAGGTCATCCTCCAGCCAGACTTCTTCCGACCGTTCTTCGCCACGGACGCCCGGTCGGTGCTGGTCACAGTCCTGCCGAACCACTACAACTTCATCCCCAACCCATCCTTCCGGACAGACATGTCGGGATGGGAGACCGCCAGTACCGGCAACCTGCTCACCGACAACCAAGCCAGCGGCACGGACACGCTGGGGACCACAGAGGGCTGGGGGTCGTCATATCAATGCACCTATGTTTCCTCAACCTCTTTCCCGATTCAGGGCACCCGATCATTGGTTCTGACCGCTACCGGCGCGAGCCCTACGGTCTACGGGTACCCATTGCTGACCTGTGTCCCTGTCGTGGCGGGGCAGACGTACACCGCACTAGCAGAGTTCCAGACTCAGGCTGGTTCCACCGTCGCCCCGTCATTGTCGATCCGGTTCTACGACGGCGCCGGTACCAATTTGGGGCAGACCATTGTGGGTGGTGTGGCAGGGTCGGGTAATCAGACATTGGCCGTCACTGCGGTCGCCCCCGCGACAGCCGAATACGCAACGCCGGTAGTCGGCGGGAGCCTTGCCACCGTGGGGGACACGGTGAAAGTGGACCGCGTGTCAGTCCACGCCGGAGCAGGCGGCAACTGGGAAATGCCCGCGACGTTCACTCTGTCACCCGACTCGTGGGTGGGACAGTCCGTCCAGTGCACCGGTA